GGGCATTGGGTTGTCGGGGTCTTGCGTTAAGTCGTGGACCTGCCCTACCCAGCCTTCCGGGAGTTTTTCTTCGTAGCTGTTGAGTGACCAGAATCTAAAGTTTCGGACCCCGGCTCGATCACTGCACCAACACCCGACTGGACTTTTCCCTGTTGCTCATTGTTACGAAGCTCGGTCAATGCGTGCTCCACGATGCTGGAAAATGTGGCCTTCGCCCATGGGGTTGAAAGCTTAGTTTCTTCCATCTTTTTTGTGACCCAATCGTGAAGTTCCACGGGGATGGAAACATTCTGAGTCTTGATCGTTTTCATGAATAGAATTTAGCACGGTCGTCAATGTTGGCAAAATTGTGAAAATATTTTTTCGCCCGCAAACCTAGTCCCCATGCGGATGTCAACAAAAAAATAATAGTTCGAGGTGGGGTGTTTTGCTTATTGCATTGCCAACATTGGCAACATTGGCAATGTTGCTGGGCATGCAAAACAAGAAGCACAAAGCGGTCTCCATAAGCCTGCCTTCCGAGGTCTGGGATTATGTGAAAACCCGCGCTGAAAATGGCGGTGTAAAAGTGCCGTTGAGTCGGGTGGTGGCGCATGCCATCGAGCAACTGGCGCTTAAAGAAAGCCGGGCCGCCAAACGGGAGGCCGCGAAATGATCTTTTCGCAGGAGTTCATGTCTATCGAAGAAGCCTGCCAAGAGTGCGGGCTGACCAAGCGCGGTCTCTACCCGCACATTCGGCAAGGGGAGTTTTTGGCGACGCTGCCATTCGGGCGAACCGGCGGGTGGCACATCTCCCGTCATTCATTTCGCGAGTGGCTCATGGGCCGGATCGGCCGTGGCGCCAATCGCCGCAACACCGCAACCAGGAGGAAACAACCATGAACCTGTATCTCTGCACCGCCAACGGAGTCTTTGGACCCTTCGGCGATTATATCCATGCCAGCACGCCGTCCGAGGCGCGGCTGAAATTCTGGCGGTCATTCAAGGTGACGCCTTTCTCGGTGAAGTTTGAACGGAGGGCCGCGTAATGAACTACGAGACCACGCTTCGCTGTATCGGGTTCGCGCTCGAGTTCATTCAAATCATCACCCTGCCGCTCATTTTGGCGGCACTCACATGGAGGCTTGCACGATGAGCGCCTGGCTTTCCGTGGAGGAACAAATGCCGGACAGCGACACCGATGTCATCGTCGCGGCTGAGGACGGGCATGTTGAGGCAGGGTTCCACGATGGTCGCGTCTGGCGGTGGCTGAATGCCTGCCGGGTCGAGGCCGACATCACCCATTGGATGCCGTTCCCAAATCCACCGGAGGACGCACGATGAGCGCGTGGGAAGCCGTCCTCCTCTCCTTTATCGCCTTCGGCTCCATGTGGGCTTGCTACTGCATCGGATGGCGGGACGGGCGCATGACGGAGCGTCGGCGACAGGAGCGATACCACCGCCGTGAGGAGTTCCGCAACGACTGGGACACCGAGGATTTCGACTGAATTTCCGCTTCGCCTTCCGACCTTAAGCCGGGGGGCAGGAGCCAAGGGGGGCGCGCATCCTAAAAAACGCGCAAAACTAACAACGAAAGAGTGACATGAAAATAATATCTGGAAAACAACAGCGGCCACAGCGGGTCGTGATTTACGGGGTGGAAAGCGTTGGAAAGTCCACCTTTGCGGCTCAGTTCCCGAAACCTCTCTTCCTCGACATCGAGGGTGGGACGGCTCACTTGGATGTTGATCGCGTGGCGGTGGACTCGTGGAAGCAACTCGGCGAGTGCATCGCGGAGGTGGGCAAAACGGACTACGGCACCGTGGTGATCGACTCGGCCGATTGGGCGGAGCGGTTGGCGGTCGAAGACCTCCTTGCCGCGAACAAGAAGCAGAGCGTGGAGGATTTCGGATTCGGCAAGGGCTGGGTGATGGCGGCCGAGAAGATGAGCCGGTTCCTCGGGGCCTTGGATCGCCTGATTGAGGGAGGCAAAAATGTGGTGGTTATCGCTCACTCGAAAGTGCAGCGCACCGAACCGCCGGACATCCTGGCGGCCTACGACCGATATGAGTTGAAGCTCAGCAAGCAATCCTCTCCGCTGGTTAAGGAGTGGGCCGATGAACTCTGGTTTTTCCGGTTCAAGACGAAATCGGTGACTAACGACGGCGGCAAGGCCAAGGGGATCGGTGGCAAGGAGCGCGTGATCTACACGACGCACTCGGCCGCATACGACGCCAAGACCCGCTCGGGACTGCCGGACGAGATTCCCATGGAGTGGTCTGCGGTCGCGCACCTCTTCCAGCCGGTGGCGAAACCCAAAACCTCGGCGCCTGCGGTTGAGATCATCGGCCGTGAGTCAGTGGCTGTCCTCGAGGACAACGAGGAGATCGTCAACGCTTTCCTCGTCGCTAACGGCTCGCTGACCGAGGGGCAGACATGGCGTGATGCGAATCCAAAACTTCGCGCCCAGATCGTGGCACGGCCCGAGGCTTTGGTGGCCAAGGCAAAAGCCGCTCAAATGGAGGTGGCGGCGTGATTAAGGAAATCTCCCCATCCTCCCTGCCGAAGCTGGCGGAGTGCGCACTCTTCACGAGTGCGCCAGGGGCCAGCGCGGCGGCCGAGCGTGGCACTTTGTTGGACAAGGCGCTCCGCGAGCTTTTCATGGATGACCCGACGACCTTCGACCTACTCAACGCTGAGGACAAAGCGGCCGTCGAGTGGGGCGCGAATGAACTGCGCGTCCTCTCCGGTGGCTACCATGTAGAAACGCGGGAGGAGCATTTGGGCATGGAGGTGCCGGGGCTTTCCCGACCGGGAACGGCCGATGCGGTCTGCGTGCGCGCTCGGTGGGTCTCGGATTGTAAGTCAGGAGCCGTCAGAAACTACCGCCAGCAGCTCGCAGCCTACGCCCTTGCCTGTATGCAGGAGCACTTCGCCGATTCGTGGACGGCGCATGTGGTCTACATCGATCAGCGACTGCGTAGAACTTACGATTTTACCCGCGACCAGGCCGAGGCTACGGTGAGCAACCTTATCGCGGAGGCATCCAGCCGCACGGCTGAGCCGACGCCGAACGAATACTGCGGCTGGTGTGCCAATTTCAATTCCTGTCGGGCCATCGTCCGCCAATCCTCCGAGGCTTTGGCCTTGGTCAAGGGCGAGCGGGCGCTGGACGAGATCCGCGCGGAGATCGCGGCGGACCCGCTGGCGCTCTCGGTCTTCGCAGCGAACTGGAAGGCGGCCGAGAAGCACCTCGCCGATCCGCTCATCGAACTCCTCAAGACTCGGCTCAGCGACGGGGAGGAAATTCCCGGCTGGAAGGTGACCAGCATGGCCGGCCGCGATTATGTCGAGGCCGACGCCATCGCCAAAGCCTCGGCCAATGTTTCCAAAGAGACCCTCATTCTCGCCCTCGGCGGGAAGATGTCGGGCAAGAACTTTCGCCAATTCTGCGCCGACTCCGGCGTGGAGGTGGATGAATCAGCGGTGAAATGCGGGGCACCCATAACCACCCTGCGCCAAATCAAAACCAAGAAATAACTTATGCCAAAATACACACAATCCGAACCCCGCAAGACCTACTTTGTCGAGCCAGGGGAATATGCCGTCGAAATCTTCCACGGCGAACTGAAACTCAGCCAGGCGGGCAACGAGATGATCAAGCTCAAGTGCCGCGTGGCCTTGCCCGATGGCGGCGAGGGTCCAGAAGTCCACGAGCATTTGACCTTTACGGCGAAAGCTGCGTGGAAGGTTGACCAAGTGCGCGAAGCCTGCGGCTTTGCCGTGGTGCCAGGGGAGGAAGTGGATGTTCAGCCCGAGCATTTCATCGGCAAGACGGCGCGCGTCGTCCTCGGCGAGGAGCCGGGGGACAGCGGCCACCGGTTCAACACCCTCGAGCGTTGGGTATCGCCCAAGGCGCCAGCGGCCAAGCCTGCACCCAAAACCTCCCCAGCGGAAGCGGACGAGATTCCGTTTTAACTAAATGATTTTCCCCGCTCGCAGGCAACAAAAACTCCGTTGCTGGTGTTTGCATGAGACGCCTGCGGGCGGGGCTTTTTGCGCCGGTCAAATGACTTTTGACAAACAACCCACAAACGATCCCGCCGAGGATCACAGGCTATCAGGCCATGAATCGACTCGCTACCAAGCAACAAAAAGCACTCCTCTATGTTTTGCAGGACGGAGTTTGCCCGGTGTGTCACCGAGCAATGGACAGTTGGGAAGCTCATCACCTGGTCCCGTGGTCTCAGGGCGGAGAAACCTCAACCCAAAACCTTAAACTCCTATGTCCACCCTGCCACAAACAACTCCATTCACGCCCCGTAAAGGCCAGCAAGACCTGATCGAATACCTGCCGCAAATCCAGTGCGGCGACACATTATCCGTTCAATGGCCAACAGGCTACGGCAAAAGCATCGGCTTTGCTCTTGTCTGGAAACATTGCCATCAAATCGGCTTGGCTAATCGCCTTTTGATGATCGTGGCCAACGACACGCAACGCCAGCAAATCGTGAACGACTTTGCCGGGGATTGCTTTCTTGTTGGAGCGCCATGCGACGGCGGTGTCTGGTCTTTTGAGAGAAGCGCCGGAGACTTGCGGATGGCGAGGCTTGGTGAGGTGCATGTTTTTGTCTGCACCGTCCAGCAACTCGAAGCCAGCATGAGCCGAGGCGGTTTGAATACGCTTAAGGATTTACTTCAAGTGCAGGGAACTAAGTGGCTCGTTGGATTCGATGAATTTCATCATTACGGCGAGGCAATGGCGTGGGGAGACGCTGCCAAGCTTGCAATGGAACACGCCGAGTTTTCGCTGGCCATGAGCGCGACACCATATCGACGAGGGGCCGACACAATCTTCCCAGAGTCACGCCTTTGCGTAAGCTACCGAGAAGCCGAAGAAGGGCGGTGCGTAAAGCCGATGGTCTGCCACAGCTACGAGTATTCGGTTGCCGTGATTCAAGATGGAGAAGAAGTCGCTAACTACACGACCACAGAGCTTCACCGCATGGCAGATGGTGAACTGGATCAATGGGAAGAGCGTAAAAATATCCGGTATTCTCCACAATATCTCCACCCTCTAATTATTCACCCGATTCGCAGGCTTCGGGAAATGCGAGCGCAAACTGGGAAGCGCCTGCAAATGCTTGTCCGTGCGATGTCATGTCGTCATGCTAAGATGGTATGCGAGCAAATCAAGCAATTCGCGGATGGGCTTTCGGTGGATTGGATTGGCACCGGCATAAGCGGACGGAGCGACAAAGAAAATCGCCAAATCCTGACCAAGTTTTGCCCACCTAAAAACACCCAAGGCAAACGACCGGATGCTGACATCGATGTCCTCGTGCAAGTCAGTATGGCGGGGGAGGGATTTGATTCCGTAAATGTCTGCGAAATTATTGACCTTTTTCCGGTTAGCTCAAGGGCACTTTCTGGCAGAGCTACGCAAGACAAGCAATTCTATGGCCGTGGCGCTCGCATTGTGTCTGGCGCTGAAAATCTGGCTTTGAGCGTAAATGTGCCAAGTGATCATCCGCTCCATGCCTGGGCGGGGCGCTCGCTGGCGACATGGATGGACGCTTGCGGGAGTGGCAATGAGGCCAAGCCCCAAGAAGCTCCAGAAGCGCCGGCATTTGATCCGTGGGACTTCCCCGAGCTTTCCAAGGAACGGGAGATTGAGCTGATCACTGTCATTACAGACAAGCGGTCTTTTGAGGCATTCAAAGAAGAGGCATCCAAGCGGAGGGGCTATGATCCGATAAAGGACGAAGCTGAACTGGCTGAACTCTACAAGATTGGACAGAACGCTTTCCAAAAAGAGCAAAGCAAGCAGGCTCGCTCTTTCCAAGTGCGCGAATACCTCGACGCTCTTGTCGGCCGCATTGCGCTGATCCGCGCCAAACAAAGCGAAGAAGTTTCTGGAACGGTGATTGGCAGGTTCAAGAAGGAAGCCAACACGGCCATCAAGAAACAATTCGGAAGGAGCCGTGAAGAAATGACGGATGACGAGCTGGAAACGGCTGCCGTGTGGCTCCGCAACTATTTCCAGAGCTTGAAAGGAATCGGCCTGTGAAGGTTTACAAACACTTCAGCCACACCACCCCTTTCTCGCTGGCCGAGAACGATCAGGAGTTGGCCGAGATCATGCGTCTCAAGTATCCCAAGGCTTGCAGCAATCTTGAGACCGGGGCCGAGTTTTTCGCTCGCATGGTCGAGGATGTCCGCAAGTTTGAAGCCTGGCGCGTGATTGGATTTGAATCCTTCGAGGCGTTTTGCACCCAAAAACTCGGAAAGACGCTGACTGAAGTGGAGGAAATCGTTGAGGGAGTGAAGCTACTCGGCGGGAATCCAACCGAAGAGCAGGCGAAGAAGGCGAGTAAGGCTGAGAAGATTCGCAAGCTGGCAGAAGAAAAGCCGGAGATGACTCGGGCGGAGATTGCAAGGGAGGTTGGCACAGACCGTTCTGCGGTCACCTATGCGTTGAAGAAAAAACAGGTAACCGAAAAACATTCAACACAACGCAAACCGCCACAGCCAACGATCAAGCTGGCCGACCCCACCCGCACCGCCGCAAACATCCGCGCCAAGATGGGCGCGGAGTATTGCCAGAATCTCATCAAAGCATTGGAGGAACCAAATGCTCCCTGAAATCACCCTCCGCCTAGCGATTTGCGCGAATGCCTGCCCGATCGGGCCACGGCTCGAGCGCGGGACGCCGATGCCGGCTTATCAGCACACTTACGCCCTCGAGGAGCGCGAGCAGGCCGAGGCGGACATGGAGCGGGTGCGGAAATACATCGAGCGCAATGCAAACACAATGAAGGGAAAGAAATAATGTGGATACTCCCAAAACAATTACACACATCGGCCTTTGTGCCGGATACGGCGGCATTGAGATTGGACTGCACCGAGTTATCCGAAATCTGCGCACGGTCGCTCTTTGTGAGATCGAAGCCTTCGCCTGCGCGAACTTGGTCAGCAAAATGGAGGCGGGACTCATGGACGCAGCACCTATCTGGACGGATCTTAAATCCTTCCCATGGGCAGAGTTTCGTGACCGCGTGGACATCCTCACTGGGGGCTATCCCTGCCAGCCCTTCAGCGCAGCCGGAAAGCGGCTCGGCACAGAAGACCCTCGGCACCTCTGGCCTTTCATCGCAGACGGAATTCGACTTCTTCGCCCCCGACTCTGCTATTTCGAGAATGTCGAAGGACACATCAGCCTCGGACTCCGAGAGGTCGTTGGAGAGTTGGAACAAATTGGTTATTCAACGGCGTGGG